GTACATATTACCTATACCATTAGCAGTAGACGTAATAATAACTTTAGATGTTTTACCACCTGAAATTACAGGATAGGTTGAAGTATAAAATTCAGTAGCATTATCAACAAATGCAAACTCATCAAGGTATACAAGATTAAGTGACATACCACGAATAGAGCTCGATGATGTAGCTGATGCTATAAGTCTTGAATTATTTGAAAATGATATTGATTTCTTATTAAGAGATGTACATCCAGGTTGAAGGAAGAATGGAATATTCTCTAACATAAGAGTAACTCTACCTAACATTTCTCTAGCAATAACTTCTTTATTAGCTAGAATACCTACAACTTGTTCGCCTTTAAATATAACATACCATAAAAGATATGCACAAACAGCAATTGATTTACCGCTTTGACGACACGCAAGAACAATATTAAATCTATTATCCTCAAAGTGTTCAAACATTGTTTCTTGATATGGATATAAATTAAAATCAACTAATCCTTCATCAAGATGAATTATTTTACAATATTCTCGTGCAAAATACACTGGACTATCTAAGCATTTTTTATACTCAATTAATTCTTCTTTAGACCATTCGTGTTCAACGTCTGCACCACGGACATTGGGATTACCTAAATACCAATTCTCTGTTTTACTCATCTTTTGTGAAATTTGTGTCTGGTTCTATTATTATTTCATCACGTAACATCTTTTGTAACTCAGCAGTAGAACCTATAAACACGTTATTATGTGTTGTTCCTTTTGTTTGTGCTAATGCGCGTATGTCATCTTTGTCAACTTCCTTTTTAGTCTTATGAAGTTTAAGAATCTTTTCGCATATCTCAGCATTTTGTTTAATTAACATCCCAAGAACTTCAAAAGCTCTAGGATGTTCTGACTCTCTAGCAAGTTCAAGCATTAATGAAATAGCCTCATCCCCTTGTGAGGCTAAATCAAAAAACTGTTTTCTTACGTTTTCGTAATCCTTATCAACCTTCTGTAGTGTGCTCATAATATGTGTTCCATAAATCTAATACTCCTGCTGCTGTTCTACTCTCTTCTTTATTACCACCAGTGTAGGGTATAGCAAGTTGTTCATTAATCAAAACTTGATTGGCATCAACGATACCATCTTTTGTTGAGACTTCAATAGTCCCTAATATTCGTCCAAATTTTCCTTTCTTTTGCATTTTAGTAACCAAAGTAAATTTACCATCAGCTTCTGCCAATAATTCTGATAATCTGGCACTAGCAGCCTTACCCCACGATTTCTCAGCTAGGTTTCTTGTTCTACTCTCAGGAGTATCTATACCCATTAAACGAATCCTCTCTTTAATAAATATTTTAAATCCTAAGTCTATTTCTGCATCAATGGTATCGCCATCAACGACTCTCATTAATGTTGCTTTATAATTATACATAGTTATACGTCCGTGTCAAAAAAGTTAATAGTTTCAGTGTATGGTTCTTTAAAACCGCCAGCACCATCAGATGTTGTAGTACCATCTATTGCCTGTGTCTCAATTTTATGAGTTGTTGGGTCAACATTTTCTGAATAGTCAACTGCAGTTTCCAAAATTTGTTTAGTCTTAAATAAACCTCTATAATATCTAATACGAGTTCCAAATACTAAAGTATATACTATAGCTCTCCTCGTAACTAAATCACCCTCATAATCATCATTTAATGTGACACTCTCCAAAACAATTGGGGTGTCAGTGGTTAAATCCATATCTGGAATATCTTTTATTGTTACTGTATATTCTGGCTGAAACATTGGAAGTATTTGTTCCAATAATTGTAATGCTTCATCTTGTGTCTTAGCAAGAATATTTAATTCAAATCCAACTTTATATACAGCTGGAGCTCTTAATGTATTTAGGTTAAGTGTATCACCTACAACAACCTTTTTATAGCTCTTATGTTTGGATACACGTGCATTAGCATCATATTCCATAGAGCTTATTTCAAATGATATTCGTGGTAACCTAATAGCAAATTTAGGGTCTCCTGTTTGTTCTGTTAAACGTGCAAGTACCTTACTCCTTGGTGCATATGCAAGGGGAACTTTAATTTTTGCTAATACCTTATCGTTAGCATCTTTTTTAACAACTTCTAAGTCATTAAACAAAGAGCCAAAAACGGACACCATCCGCCTTGTCGATTCATGGTACCAATGATTTTCAAACATTATGGGTCACCAAATGGATTAACTTCTGAGAAGTCTATAATGCTATCACCTTCTAATTCAAATTCATCATTATCTGCAAATGCATCTAAGTTATATTCAGTCTTAAGGGTACCTGTCAAGTCAACAGTAATTTGCCTTGAAGAACCAGATTTTTGACCAACAAGTAATCTTGTAGCATGAACAGAATTTTCCATAAATGTACCATCACCATTTGTTGATTGGTGTGGAGAGACAAGCATTACTGTATATGTTGTTGTATCTACTTTCTCATATGCAGCCACTTTAGATATAATATTAATATTAGTTCCACCATCATCTGTTAAACCTGTCCATTGATGAACAAACTCACCAATTTCTAAATCGTTTGTGCCGGCAGCTGCTGTAGTTGTATATGAATAAGAATTAGCATAAATTAATTCAATATTATCTATTTCAGGCATACCAGTATCAAAATTCTGGTCATTATATTCAAATAATTCAGCTGTTAATGTATAAACTGGTAAATCTTGCATTTGATAAAATGGTAGCTTAGGTTCTACATACTTAATTTCAAATAGCCTATCAGTCATTGTCATCCACAATAAATCACCTTCAGATGGAATTGTAGTTATATTGTTTCCTAATGCTATATCTAAATTTTCACCTACCACACTATGCCAACGCTTCTTAGGTACAACAAATGTACCTTGGTCCCTAATCTCTAAGCCAAATTTACCTAATAAATTACCATCACCCTCGAATCCTTCGACGTTTTCTAAATACATTTCTATTGGATAGGCATGGGTATATTGATTTAGAGTCTCATTTAATAATGTATCCTCATATATACGCTCTGCTGGGATGTATACGACATCTTGCCCAAATATTTTTATGCTTTCTAAAACAAGGTCTTCGTAAAGATCCTGTTCAGATTTTACTGCACCTGAAAAGTATACGCTTGTAGCCATTAATTATCCCATTAAAAAGTTGTCTGGAGTCATCCAAGTCAACCTACATTCTTCTTCTAATCTTAATATCTCTTCTATTGCATCATCAAACATTTGTCTACCATTCATTGTTATCCCACCTGGTAGTTGAAATCCTTCGAACTTCATCATGTTTGCACCCCATTGGCGTTTAATCAATGCAGTAAGATACTTCTTTAAATATAAATCGTTATATACATCAGCATATGTTGCTGGGTCTATAATAGACATGGCTTCAATAACTATATAATCATCAGCTGCAAGGTGACCAAATCCCTCATCCATATGAAGTCTATTCATATGTCTACTAAACCTAAGATGTTCTACACTATTTAAACTCATCTCAATCAAAGATAAATGTCGTAATGACTGCTCATACGTTTGAATTTGAGTTGATAAACCTTGTAGCATAAAGACATCATTAAGACGCATATGATAACCCATATCAAATAAAGAACTACCAGATGTTTGAGCACCACTTAACATCTGCATAACAGCCGTAACGTTATCACTTACTGTAATATAATTATTAGTTATATCAGCAGCAGTAAGTTGATGTTTTAAATATGTTCGAATAACAGCATCTGAATGAAATTCTTGGTAGAATTGTATTGCATCATCAGTACGATCTTCTATTTGGTCATCGTCTACATTAATTTCAATCACTGGCGAGCCTAAAGCTCTTAAAGCGTATTCTTGTAATGTAGCTCTTGTAGTAGGTGTTGCCATTTCATTTCCTCTCTATATAGACTTATTTATATATTATAAGCTCTACGGTCCAACATTATATGTTCTCCTGTTTAGCAACATATCATCTTTCATCACTGCATCTATCTTTCTTGCCATAGGTAAATCAATAATATTAGGTGAAAGTCCAGGTGAAATTTGTTTCATAATAGGCCATATATCATCAGTAAATGTAATACATTTATTTGTTGCCATTAATGAATAAATTCTAGATAATAATTCTTCCTCTATTGCTTTATCATCCTTATATAGACCTAGAGCTCTAATATTTGACATTGGTAGGATCTTATCATTTATCATGGTTGTATTTGTATAGTTTTGATAAAGCGTTAATAAAGCTGTATTTTGTGCAGGTGATAATAATATCTCTTTATTAGTTACCGGGTCGAGACCATAACCCCAACTTACTATGAGGTTATGCATAGCATGTCCACCACCTTCATGAAACATAGTGCCAAAACTTCCTCTAGCATTTTGAGTAGATATGGCAAGCAGTATAATACCATTCGTCTGTATATTTGGGTTATACCAGCTAATTCCACTTGATAATCCAAACTCTGGTGGTCCACCACCGGCAGGCCGCTGAGGTGTAAGAAAATTACGCCCGTTACACCACGTGCACCACGATTTTGTATAAGTTGCCACATCCCACATCCACCAATCTATTATATATGTGTGCACAGCCACTGGCCAATTATTAATAGTTTGACATAATTCATCATAGTTATAAAGAGTAGGATTATTATTTAATTCATCCTTAACATTTTGTAACCATTCAGCTGCACCATTAGGCCTATAAAAAAAATAACCAATCTCTGGTGGAGAAGAATTATTATCTGTACGTTCAAATACTTTATAGCCAGAACCAATTGTTATGTTTAAGTCTTGATGCCAATTTGTATATATACCAAGATTTCCACCTGCTTGAACTAGTGAAGTTACATCTGTGATTACAACATTTGGCTCTTTCGCAAAATCAGTAGCTAAATCAGCACCACTTTTCATTACAAGCTTCGCACTAATGCAATTAATAACATTTTCAGCAGTTTTTGGAATATAATTCGGATCTTGTTGGTTTAAATTATCACCAGCACAACATTTATATATCCAAGTGCTTGATGGAGTAGCACTAACAGCACAAACTTGTCTTGCAGCATACTTATTTTGTTTACGCCACGGCCAAAAATCTACCATTCTAGCTAATGTTGCTGCATCTGGATTAGTATGATGATTATTTTTATATATTTCTTTTGATGCGTATATATCACCTTTAGCTAACAATACAAAATTTGCATCTTTTGATTTTTTACTATGAAGATGTACAAATGCTAAAGCTAGCATTTCATCATATATTAATGCATCTAATTTTTCTTCATGAGTCTTAGTAGAATTTTTAAGTGTAGTTAACCATTCAGGAGTAGGTAGAGTTTCACCGCGTTTAATAGAATATGGTTCCCAATCACGAGTAAGTGATCGTTCATTAAATCTTTCTAAATGTCCAATGTATCTATTTACAGCAGTCTCAACACTATCCTCAGTAAATTGTACATAACCATAAGCTGTAGTACTATCTGCTGCTGCAGTTTTTATCCAGTCAGATTCCATTCCAACTAATTCATCCATGAACCAAAGGATATTACCTTCAAATTGATTATAATTAAAATTAGATATATCAGCTGTAGGAGCATCTGTTGAGTTTTGGAATCTTAAGATATCATCATACACCAGCATAGATGCCTGAGACAAATAAGACCCAGTTCGAATTTGTCCTAAATTTGATTTAG